CCTCCGAAAGAATAGATAAACAGGTTACTACGAAAAGGTTGCAGACTCAAGACAAACAGTTCACAATTCCACGCTACACAAGGAAGTTATAGATTGAGCTAATCGATATGGGCGCACCGATAGGAAACACCAATGGAGCAAAGGGCAAGATGTTCTATGACGCCCTGCGGAAAGCTCTAGTCCAAAACCCCACAAGACTGCCTCGGATAGTAGAGCAGCTCTTGGCTCAGGCTGAGGCTGGAGAGCCTTGGGCGGTGAAGGAAGTGATAGACCGCTTAGACGGGAAGGCCATCCAGATCAACCAGATGGAGAACGCCGATGGGTCTCCAATCCTGAATGCGATACAGGTCACGTTTGTTAAGCCTGAAGTCATAGATGTCTGAGGTCGTAGAGGATCGTGAGCTACTAGCTCAGGCGGTTGCCAAGGCTGAGTTTCCGGTAAAACTTGCGTGTCTCTTTGAGCCCAAGCGATATAAGGTTCTCTATGGCGGTCGAGGCGGGGCGAAGTCTTGGGGAGTCGCTAGAGCTTTACTGATCAAGGGCGCCAAAGACCCCCTAAGAATCCTATGCGCCCGAGAGTTTCAGGTATCGATTAAGGATTCAGTCCACAAGCTCTTGGCCGATCAGATCGAGCAGCTAGGTCTAGCGGAGTTCTACGAGATAACCAACACCGCGATCCGAGGCCGCAACGGGACAGAGTTTTCATTTGTGGGCCTAAAAAACAACATCATGTCCATTAAGTCCTTTGAGGGCGTGGACATCTGCTGGTGCGAAGAGGCCCAGACCATATCCAAGACAAGCTGGAACGTCCTGATCCCAACGATCCGTAAGGACAACTCCGAGATATGGGTGACCTTTAACCCTGAGCTTGAGACCGATGACACCTACCAGCGGTTTGTGATCAGCCCGCCGGATAACGCGTTTGTCCAGAAGATTACATGGCGGGATAACCCGTGGTTCCCCCAGACCCTGCGGGAAGAGAAAGAGAACCTTGAGGTCAGGGATCACGATGCCTACCTAAACGTCTGGGAAGGTCTATGCCGCAGGACGGTAGACGGGGCGGTCTTTGCCCAAGAGCTGACGATGGCCGAGATGGACGGACGGATCACCAAAGTCCCGTATGACGCCGTAAAGCCTGTCCATGCGGTCTTTGACCTCGGTTGGGCAGATAACACCGCGATATGGTTCGTTCAGTTTGTGGGCTTTGAGATCCGGTTGATCCGCTACATCGAGGACAACCAAAAGACCATGAGCTACTACTTGGCCCAGATGCAGTCCTTGGGTTATGTGTACGACACCATTTGGCTACCCCATGACGCCGAGAACACGACCCTAGCTGCGGCTGGCCGGTCGATTGCGGACATCGTCAGGCAGGCCAACTACAAGGTTCAGGTGATCCCGAGAGTCCCGGTGGCTGACTCGATCAACGCGGCTCGGACTATGTTTTCCAAGTGCTTTTTTGATAAGGAAAACTGCTATCAGGGGCTACAATGCTTGAGACACTATCGGTATGATGTAGATCCAGATACCAAGCAGTTCTCTAAATCGCCCCTGCACGACATTTATTCGCATGGTGCGGATGCGTTTAGGTACATTGGTTTGGTGGTGAACGAACCCCGGAAGTCTGGGCCAAAGAAGCCGGTCTACCAGATCCCGGGATCATGGATGGGCTAAAACATGGCAAAAGTAGACGTACCCAGCGCAATCCCAGCAGACTCGCGGATTCAGGAGGCAATCGATTTCCTGAAGTTTTCCAACGAGGCCGACACCGAGAACAGGCAACAGGGTCTTGATGACCTAAGATTTTCAGCCGGTAACCAATGGCCGATTGAGGTTCAGAACTCCCGCCACCTTGAGGCTAGGCCGTGTCTGACGATCAATAAGCTGGACGCCTACGTCAGGCAGATTGTCAACGGGATGAGACAGTCTAGACCCCGGATGCGGGCGCATTCCATGAATTCCGAGGCGAACGCGAAGGTTGCGGACATCCTGACGGGGATCTTTAAGCACATCGAGGTTAATTCCGATGCGGATACAGCCTATGACACCGCCGGTGAGTATGCGGTCAGGATCGGCTGGGGCTACTGGCGGGTCGTTACCGATTATGTACGCGAGGACAGTTTTGATCAGGAAATCTACCTAAGACCCATCGATAACCCGTTTTCGGTCTACTTTGACCCCAACTCAGTCCAGCCGGACGGATCAGACGCTGAGAAAGTTTTGATCACCCAGCTTATGAGCAAGGCCGACTTTGAGAAGCAGTACCCCAATGCGGACTCGGGTGGCGACTTTAACCAGCGCGGGACGGGCGACTTTGACCCCGATTGGGTTCAGAAAGAGGACATCCGGGTAGCGGAATACTTCTACGTTGAGCGCAAAAAGACTAAGTTACTACTGCTGTCCGATGGGACAAAGGTCTACAAGGACGAGGCGCCCAGCCCGGAAATCATGGCTGCGGCAGGCATTATGGTCGTTGGAGAGCGCGACACCATGCGCCGGGAGATCAAGTGGTGCAAGCTGACAGGTCTTGAGATCCTAGAGGAAAGAACTTGGGCTGGACGCTACATCCCGGTCGTCCCGGTCTATGGCCAGATGCTGACCGTTGAGGATAAGCGCAAGAAGTATGGGTTAGTGCGAAACGCCAAGGACGCCCAGCGGATGTATAACTACTGGCAGACCAGCCTGACCGAGAGCATAGCCTTGGCTCCGAAGGCTAAGTGGCTCATGGCCGAAGGTCAGGACGAAGGACATGAAAATGAGTGGGCGCAGGCCAATATCAAGTCGATGCCAGTTCTGCGCTACAAGCAGACGGACATCAACGGTAAAGAGGCTCCCGCGCCTCAAAGACTTCAGCCGGAGCCGCCGCCAGCCGGGGTTATTTCTGCGGCGATGTCAATCGATAGGGATTTACAGTCGGTCGTAGGCATTTACGACCCATCTCAACTTCCACAGGGGAATCAGTCTGGGAAGGCTATTCGCGGTCAGCAGATGCAAGTCGATATGACCAACTTCCATTTTTTTGACAACCTGACCCGATCCATGAAGCACACCGGACGGATCATTCTGGATCTGATTCCGAAGATTTACGACCGCGAGCGGGTCATGCGAATCATTGGCTACGATGGCAAGCCAGAAATGGTAACAATTAACCAGCGAGTCCCTGATGAGATGGGCGTTGAGAAGATTCTGAATGACGTTACTGTCGGTGAGTATGACGTCTACATGGACACCGGCCCGGGCTATCAGTCCAAGCGTCAGGAGGCTGTCGAGGCCATGATGCCGATGATTGCCACCAATCAGGAGCTTTTTAATCTTGCAGGCGACCTAGTCTTTAGGAACATGGACTTCCCGGGTGCTGAGGTGATTGCAGACCGTCTAGCTGCGATCAATCCTTTGGCTCAGATTGACGAGAAGAGCGAAATCCCGCCAGAGGTTCAGATGAAGCTCATGCAGGCCGAGAAGCAGATTGCGGATATGCAACAGATGATTGCCGCGATGCAACTAGAGAAACAGTACCGCGGGGACGTTGAGGCCATCCGTCAGGAAGGCGAGACCAAGCGTAAGCTCATGGATGTGACCTCTAGGGCGTACAACACCGACACGATCAACGAAGCCAAGGTCAACCAGCAGATCCTTGCGACCAAGACCTCGCAGGACAAGGCCGAGCTGGACGCCATCACGAAGATGCTCTTAAAACGCATGGACACCAGCCAGCTCCAGCAGGCCATCAGGGAAAAGGACATGGAGCAGGCTCAAGTGGCGAGCTTTGCCGAGCGGGAGGTAAATCAGACCGAGAACCCGTTTATCCAACAGCAGAGACAAATCGCCGGATTGGGATAATTGACACCTATCAAGAAACAGTTTTTAATAGATATTACCTACCGATGGGTTCATCGGGTTTATTCTTGGAGTGATCCATGTCCGAAGTAGCGCAAGAAGTAGCGCAAGAGCCAGCCCGGAAACAGGCTGCGATGGTAGTAACGAGTGAAAATTTAGCCGAGTTTTCGTTAAAGAAAATTGGTTTAGCGCCCAACGGGGCTCCTACTGAGGCCGCAGAAGCGGAGCCGGTAGTCGAGCAAGAGGCGAGTGAACCGACTAACGAGGG